AGAATCTTAACTTTTGGGTTTGCCATTGTATGGAACTGGTGGTATTTACCTAAATGCTGATATATATCAGACTTTTTCTTCTTATATAAGAAGAATCAATAATATTTAGGTGTAAATGCCAACGTCCAGAGCACCGTCCTGAACTCCATCGGAAAGGTCCACAACATAGAGTGGTGTCTCGAAGGTATAATCTGTTCCGTTGAAGATGAGTACATCGTTTGTTGTTGCGGTTCCAACGACATTTGTGAGGTCTGTAAGAATAGCAACTGTAGAGATGCCAGCAGAGGACTTGGATGTTGCGATGAACTGTCCAGTAGATGCACTAAACTCAAGCACAGCACCATCTTCGAGGGCAGTTGTTGAGAGTCCAGCAACATCTGACAATGGACCAAGAGATGTAATACCACCAGCATCTGCACCTTCCCATTTGCCAGTGCTAGAGTTATATTTGAGAAACTTGTTGTCTACCTTGGTACTGTCGCGATCAACATCATCAAGATACTCAAGTCTGACTTCACCACCACCACCTTGAGCAGCAGCAGATTGAATAGACTGATATACCATCTTGCGTAGTTGATCAATCTCACGCTTCATTGCGTTAATCTCACTATCTTCCTCAGTAAGTTTCTCTTCCTCAGGGATAAGTTTCTCTAGAATCTCAGTTGCTTTGCTAACGGATTCATCAACTACAACTTCCTCCTTCTTATTTTCTTCCTCACGCTCCTCTGCTACCTCAAGCATTTCCTCGTGAGTCATTTCCTCAACAACTTCTTCCTCAATTGCCCCTGTATAATTTGTAGTATCTGGTTCAATGATTGGTGCTTCTTTTACTTCAATCTCTGAGAACAACCAACTCTCAAATAATTTTGCCTCTTTGATTTCTTTCTCCTTCTTTTCCTTTGCTTGCTTTTTGATATTAGCAAACTCTGTAAAGAGACTCTCTACATCAGTAACTACTTCAGGTTCTTTAATTTCTTTAATCTCTTTTTTCTTTGCTTCTTTCTTCTTCTTTTCTTCTATCTTTTTTTTATCCTTATGTGATACCTTATCCAACTCGGATAACACTCCACCAAGATCTCCTACAAGGGAGTCGAACTCATCTTGCTTCTTTTTTCTCTCGTCTCCAATCAGAGAAAAGAATTCGCCTAAGTTTGGGAGTTCATTACTTGGCATCGTCTTGCTTAAAACCTTGTTTGATTAACTTTTGAAGGTCTGCTGTAGAACCAACAAATAACGCATTATTTACGGTTGTAGGTCCCTTGACATCCTCCTCTTTTTCCAAGTCCTTCACTTTTTTCTGAAGATCCATCAGTTTATCTGTAGCATCAGATACATTTTTAATCAACTGACCGGCAACCTCGTATGCTCTAGGCATCTCACTGTCTTGTGCCAATTCTAAAATACTATTTATTGCATCTTGACCTTTTTCAATAATGGAATATAGATTACCTCTAGTGTAATCATAGTCCTTTTTAATGTCGTCTTTATTTGAGGTTAGTTTAGCAATTTCTCTCTTCATATCTGAAGGCGAAACAATTTCACTCTCAACATCGAAGGCGTCATTTAAATCATTGTATTTACTTGAAGTCATCAGATTGGATTAACATCAGTGTTTAATGTAGGACTAAACTCTTTAAAATCTTGGAAGAATGAAGTAGATTCATTGAATCCAAAATCATCTCCAATGTCAATGAGAGCATCATCAGCAGCAGTAATCAACTTAACGGCAGAACCTCTAACGTGTTGATCTGCGGTGCTACTGTCCTGACCACGTTTAACAGTCAGTTTATTGCCAGTGATTTTCTCAACGTACATCTCTTCACTATCTACATAAATGTAAGTCTCAGCAGTAATTGATGACGCACTGTCAACCGTAATATATCTCTCGTCAGCAGTAATATCCTCAGCAAGGGTGGTTACTACATCATCATTATAGTCCTTGATTGCTCTTGGAGTTACAGTATATCTCATTTCACGTTTTGGTCTATCAATTCCAGTCATAACATCCACAGTAGCCTTCTTAATAATCTTGCTATCCTGGACAGGACCGAACAGATGCGTCTTAGCAGTAAATGCGAGAGTATAAACTAAAGCAGTTCTTGTAGAAAAATCTCCCTCATACTGGTCATCCATTGAGATATTTTCCAGTTGAATTGGGATATCTTTTTTCTCATTAATCTCAGCAATCATAGTGATTGTAAGATTATATGATGGTTGAAAGTATGGAAGAATTTGTTCAATAATTTGAAGAGCATCCTCATTAGTCTTTGAAAGGATTGACAATTCAAATCTCATATTATATGGCACAGGCATATAAGTTTTTTTCTGAGTCTTAGAATTACTAACATCCTTACTAATAAAGGTCTTAGTTGCTGTGGTTTTGCGAGTTGGGTCGTAAGACAAACCATTAAACTCAAATGACATTCTTGGCAACGTCATTTGAACAGGTTTATTCAAGTCAGGAACTTGCTCAAGTCTCGCTAAAAACTTTTGAGTAGGTCCATAGGCAAGAGGAACTTTCATAGCACTGACAGTATTGTCATTGCTATCTGTCTTCTTGATAATTATATTATTGAATAGAGTTCCAAAACCAATTACAGTTTTGCGAAGTAACTCGTGATAAAAATATTCAAACATACTTAGACACTACTATATTTTTTATTTATGGTTCTCCGAAAGGATTCTTTCTAGTAAAGTCTAGAAGACCATCTGCTTCGGATTCGATAATGATATTTTCTGCAAATTGATCAATAGGATTCATTTGGTCATCTTGTACACTTCTATATGAGTANACNGCACCAGATTCAGAACCTCTGATTGCTTCACCTGGAGTAAAGCTGCCAGTAATGATACTGACCTCAAGAGTCTTATCAGTTCCATTCCATCTCTTGACTCTAGCGGTATTGCCAGACTGAGATCCAGTGACAACCTCATTATATTTGTAGTTGCCTCTTCCGAGAGTTGTTGGTGCTGCAACTGTGATACCTGGAATTTGAGTATATCCTGCACCAGCATTAGTGATATAAACTGCGGAGATATAATCATCAGTGAGCAGAGCATAACCTGCTGCTGTGGTTCCTCCTCCTGGTGCGCCAGAGAATGCAATACCTGGAGCAGTTGTATATCCAGAACCGCCACTGGTAACAGTCACAATACCAATAGTGCCAACGGTCCCGATACCAGTTGTCGCAATCGCTCCAGAACCAGTTGTACTGATAAAGGAGATACCTGGTGCTGTTGTGTAACCTCTACCAGGATTGAGAATTGCTACCTCACTGATACCAAATCCAGCATTTGTAAATGATATAACACTAGCATTTGTTCCACCAGATGGTGCTGATGAGATTGCTACTGTTGGTGTTGACTCCACATAGTTAAATCCATCATCGATCAATGTGACAAACTGGAAACCTCCATTGACAATAGTTGTTTCAGCAGCTGCTGTAGAACCAATGCCAACCAAATTGAGGACTTGAATGTATCCTGCTCTCTCAATATTATCGTCAATTTGCTCAACATTTGTATCAATTACCTCATCCTCATAACGGAAGAGTTCACATCTCAACTCATAAACATAAGTCTTTTGGAGTTGATAAAATGGTTGCTCGTGCTCTACAAACTTAATCTCAAAAAGTCTATCTCCCAGTGGGAAGTAAATCAAGTCTCCCTCTTTGGGACGAGTTGCAAGTCTTACGTTTGGAATGCTTTTTGATAATGGTGTAATATAATTTTCAAATCTTTCTCTAGAAATAATAAGAGTCAAATCATCAATTGGAGTTACTCCAAATTTTGATAAGATAGTTCCCTGCCCCTCAAATCCATCATATGTATTGACATATGCTTCAATGGGATATGCGTCTTTAAAGTCTGATTGAATGACTTCCTTAATGACAGTATTAGTCGTCATATATCTTCTAGGAAGATAATAAACTTCAACCCCGTACATACGGAGTTGCTCACTAATTAAACTCTGGACTAAATTTTGCTCAGAAGCGGTGCCCTGAGTGAAAAATGGATTAAGCATATCATCCAATCAGATCTAATGGGGGCATCTCATAATAAGTCATACTCTTCGTCATCAGGTCATCAATTTCTCTCTGACCATCATCATAAATTTGTCTTCCATTGAGTTCAACACCACCTGGAAGTCTTACACCATTAAATTTGATCAGGTTCATGCCCCATTGCTTCTTAGCAAGAGCAGATGCATATTTTTTAAGGAATGAGTCATTCCAAACCTGAGGTGCATCACCAGGATTTAGAATTCTCCAACAATCAATGATCAAATAATCGCCTACTGAGAGATCACTAAAATTAATATCAAGATAAAGACGATCTTGCCTTTTATTATATCTGATCTGCTTATGAGTCCTTAATAAGTAATTGAGAGTCTCTGTATATGATTTAGACATATAGTATGACAAAATATCTTGAGCTCCCCAACCAGACATACTGTTTAGATATCCACCCAGCATTCCTCCCATACCATTCATACCACCACCAATAAGACCACTAGTGGTCAACTCATCAAATGCAAATATTTTATTTACCCCAATAACTGAGTCTGGTATTTGTAAATAGTTGGCATTTTCTTCGTAAGCAAATGATACAGCAGTGCCAACAATCGTTGAAGTTGTGGTTTCTCTACCATATCCCTCGGTTGTATCATTAGGTGCTCTGCCCCTATCAATATCTGCCTGAGATACCTTATACTTCAGATAAGTTTGAATGACACCATCATAGTGTCGCTCATGAAAATATTGTACGGCATCGTCAATGATGTCCTCGAACTGATCATCAGATACGTTGACTTCCAAAACTGGCGCTCCCAGTTTTCTCTTAACGTATCCTATGAGTTCTCCTCTTGTTCCTGGTTGCGCCATTGAATAATTCCTTATTCTTCTATGTCTATTTATCAGACTATAACTACACCACCTTGTGCCAATCTTACGGTTTGAAGATCTGAGTCATCATCAGCACCTGCTTTGGACTCAATTGTAAGCACAACATCATAAAAATATCTACCTCTCTTGATAGCATCAGTTTGAACATCTGTCAAAACCAGTTTGACAACTCCGTTAGCAGCATCGGAAAATGTAGCAGTAAATGTTGCTGCAAATGCTACTGACTCTGGAAACTGTTTGATTTTTGATGTCATAACATGAGATGAGAATCCACTAAAATCTATCGGAAGATTAGATTCTGTCTCTCTGATAGTAAAGAGTTGTTGATAGTCAATACCCTTTGGTATCACTAGACTTTCGGTAATTGTTTCGTTATCGGTTAATTGTATTAATGCCATTATAGTATCCCTGTAAATGGTTCTACCCAGTCTTCAGCAGCATTAGTTTCTGTTCTAATGGAAATACCAGCATCAGTACAAGATGCAATAAATCTAGTAAGAGATGCTTGAACTGTTGCTTGTGTCATACTTCCGGATTGATCTAAAAATAGAGCAACCTCAGTATCTGTACCCGTTACTAATCCAACCAATCCAAACCAATCAGATGATGTGGTTGAGATTCCATTATCTCTTGCAACACCTTTTACTTGAGGTGATGTTCCAAATCCACTATCATAGTTTGATGGAATATTTAGAATGGTATCAATACTGGAGGATACAATTCCAGAGGTGGTTGGTTGGAGGAGATAATGTAATCTGTTGGGCCAATTTGTTCTAAAACTTGCCCACTTATCATAAAATGTTGCTGTTGAAAAATTGCTTGCTTCGTCAATAACAGCAATACATTTCATCTCTGGACCAGTCTCTGCCTGTGAGATCCCAACATTGATGTCAATATTGCCGTCCATTATTCTTCTTTTATATCCACTCGCCCCCTCAGTTGCTACAACCTCGTAGGTATATCTGGGACTATTTTTATCAAGATTTGTTGTGATACCTGAGTTTATCAATACAGTTACGATACCTGCCGAAGAATTTGAGGTATCAAATCCAACTGTTACAATATCCTCTGCAGTTGAGGACGCATATCCAGCATACTTTTTAATAGAACCTGAAAAACCATATCCACTTACATCAAAAATAGTGTCTCCAGAACCTACTAACTTTATACCGTAAATGGTATCAGCATATTGATCGACTTTTAGATTTACCCTTTGAGATGATCCGATTCTATCAAAGGGTACGTGTATTAATCCCATTTTTACCCCAGTTTTTCTATGAAGGATTTAAAGAGATCCTTTATCTCGCTCACATCACTCTTAAGAGTATCAATCTCACTTTCCAGGTTATTCACCTTATCAGTTTCTTTTTCTTTTTGCCTCTTTAGATGCATATAATTCTCATATTCATATTTAGAGTCATTTACAATAGCATTACTCCCCTGATCTCTCAGGAGAGTATGACTGTCTTTGACTTTAATGTATTCTCCCATCACGCTAGAGCAATTGCTCTCATAGTCTTGATCTTAGGCACATATGCCTGATTCGTTGATGTCATTACAATCTTGATTCTAAAATATTTGAACTCTGCAAGATCGTTCGCTGTAAACGCATAATTTGAGTAACTATCTGGATCAGATATAGACTGAAGCACGTAGTTCTTATCAACAACTACATCAGATGTTCCATCACTATTCTCCAAATTAATTACCTGACCATTTTGATCAAGGTTTGCATATCCTGGGAATGGTGTAAAGATTGGATCTGCAACGTCCTCATTTGATATTGAGTAGAATACTCTTAAATCAGAGTAGTTGTTGATATGTGCGTTCAGATAAACTTTGATAGAATTTGCTGGATTCTTCAAACTAATTGACTTAGTTACATACTGACAATCTGACGGATCCTCAAACATACTATCAACTCTAGGATCTGCCGCATAATCTGTGACTACACTATTAATACGATTAGATGTTGTAATCATATTAACTCTGGTCGTATCAATGACAGGGGAGAGTCTTGGGTTATCTGATGTCATATTCATCAGTAAGGTCATAGACTTGTTACCTGGCAGAGTGCTTAAGATCTGTTTTTCATTGATCTTAGATGCGATAAGTCTAGGATCTGGGAGATAGTTTGTTTCATTAAGTACTATTGATTCAAATCCTTTATCAATAAATGATACCTCATTTCCACTGATGCTAGTTCCGCTAACGGATCTGATCGACGCATCAAGAGATGTCTGATTTGGTACAAACAGATTGACGTTTGGTGTGATTGCTTCGTATGGGATATTTTGAGTTGCAGTAACGTTATTGCCACCCTCAGTCTTAGTCTCATTGAAGTAAAGTGGATTGTAAGTGTTATTTCCTATACCTCTATTGACACCAGCAGTTGTATCTGACATATCAATAACAATGTCATAAGAGTTAAGTGTAATAGAACCAGGTTTGGGATTATGAGTTCTGTTAACTCTTCTCAGTGATACACCATTTAACTCATACTTGTAGATTATGTCTCCACTAGCAATTGCCTTAGGCATAGACCCGTCAATTGCTCTAGTAACAGCAATGAGTTGACTGTTCGCTACACCTTCATACTTGATAATTTCTTCATTAATTGAGATATATCCAGGGTTAACAGCAGATATTGCAACACCTTCAAAGTTTTCATATACAGTAACGTCATCAAGTGCAATTGGACCATCATATGTCTTGTTATATCCAGTGGTTGCCTTCGATGGTACTACATCTGACAAGACTCCATTGATACTTACGAAGTTTGTTGGTGTGTGCATACCGTGGTTCTTATGATTGATTGTAAACTCAAGACCATCAGTTACAATATCAATTGGTTCACTGATATGGAGACTGGTTCCAGCACCAGTGATTGCTGTGACAACTCCAACAGTATTATAAACAAACAACGTATTTGCGATACCAAGAGCAAAGTTTCCTTGGACGTTATCCAAGATTAACTCGTTAGAGTCTCCAACTCCTTGAATAGATGCTTTAAATCCACTACCAAGACCTTGACTACCCAGAGGTGCAGTTACAACATCACCTTCTGCATATCCAAATCCACCATCGACAAGTTCAATACCAGCAACGATACCGTTTTGTACAACAACATTTGCAGTTGCGTTTTTACCAACTCCAGTTACATTTTGGAGAGAAATATTGCTGTATGTAAGAGTTGATGTTGATGGTGTGTATCCAATACCTGCTGTGGTGACTGACAATGCAGATACAATACCAACCGCAGAGATATAATTGCCAGATGCACCAGTTGTTGGTTGAATAACTGTGTTTCCTGGTATTAGATTAGTATTACTTGCAATTGAAGTTGACAATCCAAGTCTAATATTTCTAGATTTGGTTATTACAGGATTCTGAACCAATACTGGGACTTGTCCATTACCTCTAGCAAGATTTGGATTAAAGAATGAGATATCTCCAGTTGATACAAAATCTGCTCTATACAGAGTAAACTTCATATCATCAAAGATGCTTGGTTCCCAAGCACCAGCATTTTGTGACTTATACAATGCACCAATGGTTGGTTTTGTTGATACAAGAATCTGTGACGAAGTTGCGACAGATTGTGTCTTGATATCTACTTCGCCAAGTCTAGATGTCCAAATTTGATATTCATTTGAGTTTGAGAGTAAGACGATTGCATACTTCTTACCACCCTCCAGATATACTGGAGATTCAAAAATAAAACTTGTTGCAGTCGAAGCATCTGTGGACACATTTACACATTTGCTATCAAGTGTTACCTCGGAGAATGGAAGAATGATATCTGATGGAGTATGATACTCAGTGCTTCTAATTTGACAAGTTACAGGCAGCTGACTGTCCTTGGACTGGAAGAACATATCAAGTCTTGTGAGATATACACCAGTCTTATCATCAACAGTAAATGTTTGTGCGAGTGGGTCAAGATACTTGCCAGTGAATGTTGAGATATCCGAGTCATTAAAGAGTGACTTGTCAACTTTTCTAGCAAACTTAACTGCTGCTACGTCGTCATATACAGACTGAATAGACCCAACAGATGAATAAATTTCCTCAGAGACGCTAGTAATAACTTGAGTTGAGGTGCTGTTAAGATCGCTATTTGTCAGTTTAAATACCTTATCACCAGCAGTAAACTTGGGATTAACGTCAATACTTGCATCTGGGATATAGAATGATCCCATAACTGTTCCAGTTTCATCAGTAATCAGTCTGACTTCTTGAACAATTGCTTCAGCGCCACTGCTCTCACCATAAAGTTTCATTCCCTGATTAATGAAACCGTAGTATTCACCTTGTGGTTCATTTGCTAAAGAGAAGATATCTACGTTGACAACGGTTGAAGTAGATGAATAATTTGTTGGGATATTCAGTGTTGTTTCATATGGATTCTGTTCAAATGTAGTTGCTGGATTCAGATATGAACCAGTTTTATGATTTGATTTTGCTGCTCTAAAACTAATATAAGGATTAACATCACTTGGTGATACATTATAGTCAACACTTGGGAAGTACCCCTTAATTGTTTCACCAACAATAAATGCTCCACCAACCATATCAACTTCGATAAGTTTTGGAATGATATACTGATTAACATCTACTCCATCGAAAAACGCATACATTTGACTGTTTGGTTTGAGTCTCTTAGAAACAAACTCTACATTCCTGGATCTTATCATTGGGATGATGTCCCCAACACTCAACTCTGATGTCTCTACGGACACAGCAGATGCTTCTACATCAGATGTGATGGATTTAACTTCATCGCCAACTTGACCCAATCCAATCCAGTCTTTGGTTCCTGATTGTGTAGTATCAGATCCATAGAATGTTGGATAAACTGAATTTGCTTCTGCCTCATCAAGAAGACCTAAATTTTCAGTCCACAATGTGTTCCAGGAATTCCAAATTGTTGGCAGGAATCCGATTTGTGAGTCAAACTGTTCCACTTTAGTAACAGTTTTGATTGATGCAGTATAATCACCAGCAATCTGTAGATTTTCTGGTTCAACATTAACTTCATCAACCCAAACATCAGAGGATGGTCTCAATTCAACCGTTCCCTCCCAGAAGTTGACTAAGTATGGAGTCAGTTTTTCTGTTCTGGTAGCGAATTTTTGTGACAACCACTCTTGAGTTGTATAATCAAGAGTAACAACATCTCCAGTTTTTCTGATGTTTGATCCCTTAAGATCAGTAGCAAAGTTTAAGTCTGCATATGGATCAGATGATTGCCCAAGTCCAATAACGGAACTTGATCCAAGTACCAGATCAACTGCTGTTGTATAATGAGATGGTCTAATCTCACCATTGTTTGGATTGATGGAGTTTTTGACTCCGTTCCTCAGGTCTTGATTAGTGCTGTTTTTGAAACTATCAACAATAAATCCAGACTTAAACTTGTTAATACCATTATTATCTGAGATTACAAGGTTTGAGGTCTCAGATTCTAATGCTGTCAGTTTTGTAAATTTCTCAAGAGTCTTGATTCTCTTTTCAAGAGTTGAGATGTCACTCATGGTGAATCTCTTATATTTCTTCTGTTTGACAGAAGCATTATCGGTATTATAGAGATATGGTGGCAGGAAGATCTCTGCTACCTCAATTGAGTCATCAATTGCTGCTGGTGGTGCTGGTTGTTCAGCAGGTGTTCCACTTACAACTTTGAATACTCCATTCTTATTGACATAAACCTTGTCAATTCTTGGCAGATAGAAACTATAGTCAAGTAGGATTGACTCATCTGGAGCAAGGATATTCTTAGCACTGTTTCCATCTTGAGTGAAGGATCTTCCAGCAAACTCAAATGGTGAGGTAGAACCCTCGGTGAGTGAATAAGTGGAAACTCTTGGACGAATATCAATCATATCCGTATTCCTCAGATCCTTGTAGTAAGGAACCTGCTTAGAGTAATCGATTGTACTGTAAGAATTGACGGTTGTGATATCACCAGTATCGTTTAAGTCATAGAATGCGTGTTGGAAGTAAACCTTAATCTTCTTCTTTGGAGCATCTTTACCGACAATACGTCTGATTCTTGCGTAATCATAGAATGTATCTCTCTGACCATTATCTAATTGATAAGAATCTGTAATATCTCTGCCACCAGTATTGATATCAGCAACGACTGCTTCAATACCAGATTCCTCAAATGTAATTTTTTCTCCAACAGCAAATGACTTTTTATTGGATGCAACATACTCTACAATGACGTCATTCTTCTTCTCAACGTAGGTTCCTCTTGCATTGCTGACTGTTCCAATGATAGTCTCGCCTAAGATGAGGTCTAATGTTGTCGCATTGGGTCCTGTAAGCGCCGTGAGCACTAATTGAGGGGCACTAGGGTCAGATGTATCGTATGATTCAAATACGCCACGCAAGGAGAGTGCATCAGGCACATTCAATGATATCTCCTCATCCTGAACACGAGTGCCGTATGGATAGTTGCCGTATGCAAGACCATCATTAAGAGTGGTTGTTCCAACACCAGCAGAGACTTGAGTTGATTTCGCAACAATAATGCTGCTAGATCTTTGATTCTCTTTCTGTTTTGATACAACGTTAATCTTTCTCAGAGTTGTAACAAGACGTGCTGCTCCACCAAATTTGTTTACATTATTAATTGTCAATCGGGTATCACCAGCACCAAAGGTCAACATATCCCTTGTCAGTGGTTCAATAGTACCATCAACAAATGTCAGTGAGTATCTTTCCTCGTCAAATGGTAGGAAGGTTTCGTTGGTTTCTGCTGAGATTGTATTTGTTGAGTTGTTAGTTACAGTAACATCATACTGCTTTCTGATTGTCAGATTTGATGATGAGAGATTAACATCAGAGATGTTTCTCCTTGGCATTGCTGTAAATAGAGTGTTATCTGAAGATGTTGTTGTTTTTGCGGAGATAAGGTCTAAGTTTGGAACATTGAGTGTTGTACTTGGCAAGGAACCATTACAGATTCCTGTAATGGTTGCAACTGGAGCAACAGTAACAACAGTAAATGCTCCCTGAGTATTAATTGTTCTAATCTCTGCATATGATGGCAGATATACAACATTTGAATTTTTGATATCAAATGTCTCAGTCGAATAGGAGATAAACTCTACAAGATCTCCTGCTTCTAATCCAGTCTCAAATGAAACAGTTTGTCCATCAACCGCAGTATAAAGAGTTGAATCAAAGAGGATGCCGTTTACATAAACATCTACAAAACCAATTGTATAAATGACACTAAAATTCTTTTGGTTGGCAATTGTTGTAAACTTACTGCTAGTAAAGAATCCTGGTTCAAAAACAACAGTGTCTACAAGGTCTCCAACAAACAATGGATAATTGATTTCAAGTGATNTTCCACCTTGAACAATAGAGAAGTCAGTCTTATTATACTTAACTCCGTCCACAAATAAGTCTACATAATTATTTTTGGTGTCATAATTGATAATTTTTTGATTCTCTGAGATTGATGTAGTAAAACCAGCGCCTCTATCAGTACCATATCCAATAATCTCAACTTTATCACCATTCTCTGCTCCTACTGAAATGTAGATTGAAGATGAACTAGAACCAACATATTCAATACCTTCTCTGAGTTTTATGCCATTGTAAAATACATTAGTTTTACCAGCGACGAATGGACCCGCAAATCCAGTTTGAAGACCTACGGCAGTTACTGTGTTAATACCAGTAACAGTTCCTGCTGCATTTTCAATAATCTCTATAACATCTCCTGAGGATGTTGCATTGTTTAATGAAACGCTAGTTCCATTTTTTGCTGTGTACTCAAGGTCTTTTAAGAGTTTAACACCATTGAGATAAACTTCTTCGTTTCCTGGAGCATATGCACTGGCGAATATAGTTTGTGGTACAGTTGTTGTTACCGTAGTCAAACCAACTTTTGTACCCCTAGTATATNGATCNAATTCTGCTTGCACTCCGTTTCCAAGTGNTGNAGAATCTAAGAGAATAAACNCATCTCCACTATAAACAGAGAACTGACTATCATCAATTTTAATGCCATTGATGTACAGTTGTGTGTTTGATATTTGAGAGGATGTAAGATTGGATGTAGTTGAGAATGGAACAACAGTTTGTCCAGCATAAGCAAGGACTTCTTGTCTATCTTTGATACCACCAATAAATCCATTTACATTAAGTTCATCATCCTCATATGATGCAACATTAAGCATAATGCCAGTTGAACCTGTAGAGACGTACTCAGATTCTGACAAGTGTATACCATTAAGATATACATCTTCGGCACCAGGAACGTGATCAACTAAAAATGCTCTTTGTCCGTTTGCAACGGATGATGTTGAGATTCCCTTAGTTGAAGAATTCTCGAGAATAAAGTTCTCAGAGTTATAATAAGATACAATATTTCCAGGTTTTAATAGATTGGCAAAAGTTAAATTTGGAAGAGTAACTACACTTGTGTTTTTTGCTACGTCTCTAAGAGAGACTGTTGCTTCGCCCAAAGACAATTTTGTTGTCAGAGTTGTGTCTGCATTGAACGTGCCTGCTGCACCAACAAAACCATAGATGGATTTTACGTCTTCAAGACCATTTGCGGTAATAGCAAGAGCGATTCTTCCATCATCTTTACCGTTAATAACAAAACTTTCTCCAGCAGAAAAAGATCCCTTTGTATCATAGAGTTTGAGTGCCTTACTATTAGTGACAGTATCCTTAATAAATCCTGTTGCACCACTAGACTTACCTTTTACAAAGGTTGATTTTGATACATTGATTGGTTGACTTAAAGTGATATTTGTATATGTTTGAATATCATACAGTGAAATGTCCCACTCGTTTNCATCTAGATTAGTTGCATTATATGAACCACTCTCTAATGCAAAGTCATAGACTCTCGCAAGACCAACTTCTTCTCCAGCAGCAATCTTGTCGATTGCTTTTCTTGAGTTTCTTAAACTTACAGTATATGATGTGTTGATACCCAATACTGGAGTTCCAGCAACGTTATTCAAGGACACTGACGGTCCAGTCAAATAATTTAATCCTTGACTTTTATATTCTTTAGTTGTTCTTGGTTTTTCTACATCTAAGAATGTAGGTNCCTTAGTTTCAACTCTATATCCACGAATGTATGCTAAACCTGGAGATAATCTAAACAGAGCAAGATCATCTGAAGGAGTATTTCCTTCATAAGTCAGTTGATTTACTTTAAATACTCCATTATTACCCTGATTATCATTTAATGAGTTTAAAGTAGAGAGTTTAAATGGTCTTACATAGTAGTCACCAGNCTCCTNGTAAGTTCTGGATGCAAGAGCATCGTTAAGTAAATTATATTGTGAATTATTAGGCGCAGTTCTTACTACACCGTCTTGTATGGTTGCAATCTCAACAAAATTATCATCTTCAAAATCTGATAGTGCTTTTTTGCTGAGAACCGCAGTAATTTTAAATCTATCTGCACCTGGAGCAGTATAGTTATTATATCCCTGTGAGTTGTCGTATAGTGTAGGATCTACATCTGCAGTAACATACTCCTCAACAACATCAAAACCAATTCTATAACTTGGAGTATTTGTATACTGATCAAGAATAATTGATTGAGTTTCTACATTGACAAAGGTTCCTCTCAGGAAATATACTCCATCTTCAACTGAGAAAGATGAACCGGTTGATGTTGAACTGTCACTAATGGTAGTCGCAAATGTTTCATTCTCAATGAAGATGACATTTGATGTGCGAATTCCACCTTCAGTAAGTAAGTTTTCACCACTGTTAAATGCTTGAGAAGCATTATTTACATTTGATGAGATGTAACTTACATATAAAGTTGTGTTATTTTTGTCCGACTCTGACTGTAAAAGTACCTTTTCAACTCTTGCTCTAACTCCAGATTGTTCACCACGAATCGTCTGACCTACTAGAAAACTAGCATAAGATGACAACGTAATCCCAGCAAAAGAGTTTTCCAACTCAACTGCAAAATACTGACTGTTAAAAGTTGTCTGACCGGGAATGACCTTCGCGCCCTCTTTAAAGACGTGGTTGCCAAACTGTTCAACCTGATTCTGAAGAATCGACTGTAAGGTAGTCAGTTCACGAGCTTGAACTGGATACCCTGGTTTAAACAGTACCTTGTAATAGTTTTTGTTAGGATCAAAGTCGTCAAAGTATGGAGCGACATTGAGATTAGTTTCCTGTGGCATCTGTCTTTATTAGAATTGCAAAATAACCTTGATATCTTCTTTTTGGTTGGTCGATCTGGTAATAGAGGGTCTATTATCGACGTAAATTATGTTTCCAGAATATTTTTCAACCTCAGGTTGTGCCACACCATTCACGAAAGACTGACCAAGATTGTAAGTTCTATTATTTATTACCGTAGTAATACCGGAAAACCCAGTATCAATAAGCAGTCCTGTGCTTACTTCATTATTGAAGACAATCGTAGAACCACCAACTCCAATGCTACCAAATTTATTCAGTTGGAGTCCATAATCAGGGTCGATGTTTTGAGTACCATCAGTATTGAAACCTGCCATACTCTTGTCTTGCCAATACTTTAGGACACCAGTTATGTTGTCGTAAGATATGACACGACCAACAGCAGTTGACGCTACGCCAACAGTCTGAGTAACAAAAGAGTCTGCGGTTGGGGTAAATGTTGTCGTTGCTGACCCAGTTAACCTGAGAGCATAAACACCACTTGCCTTATCTAGGTTCAAATTAGATGATGAGTTATATGCTTTGGGATTCTCAACAATACCAACTCTTGCGATTTCATTACCAACAACAAAGTCTGGGTTCTCCAAATCATTTTCAATTCTAGAGTAAATCAAAACATTTTTAGCACCCAATTCACGATAAATGTNGGCACCGTGACCACCCTGAGGAGGCACAATGACATCAAATATTGGAGTTGTAGAACCAGTTGGAACGCTACCACCAACAAGATCTATAATACCGTAAGTATATCCAGAACCACCTTTTGAAATATTGATTGACTCAACTTTAGAGTCATTACCAATGATGATTGTTGCCTCAGCACCCCTTCCATTTCCCTTAATGGGAACTCTTGTATAGGTTCTATTTGCAGTACCAAGACCAACTCCCCGGTTGGTTACTGTGACAATCTTTAACTGTCCACTAGTGGCAGCATTTTCTCTCACTGCAGCATTGTCTGTGCCGGTTTTCCAATCTGATGGGACTGGAATAAAGTCAATAGAGTCAAATTTTACAATATCAGCAGGATTGACAGTGTATAGGTACTTCCAAACATATCCATCACCACTAGTTCCTGCTGCTCTAGGTTCCAAGTCAGTAAAGTCTGGTTCGTCCAGCGATGGTCTTCCAGATGTATTTTCAGGATCAGTACCGTTTTGCAAGCAAATATAAACTTTAAATTTACTATTCATTACATAGTAATTTGCATCATACAAATGCGTTGCATTTGATGGCAATGACAGATTATCTCTATTGATATCCTGTCTGTACATATCATAAGTTGAACCAGAGGTCCAATCAATTTTTTTAACAACTCTTCTTACATCATTCGATGTAATTTTTTTAAGAGAAACTATAGTGTCCCAGGTGTCATCCTCATCTTGAAAACTATCCTTTGGGGCAGGAGGACTAGTGTTCCAAGTAGGACCAATTTCGGTTGCGTTTGGTAGACCAATGAAAGAATAATAGNCATTTTCCGTAGAACCTACAGATGTTACGAAATTCTTCGCACTTAATATTCTAAATTGGTCAGTTATAATTGCCGACATTTTCTATGGGACGTTTTTTCTTATTTATCAACTAAATGTGATGGTCTTTTATTTTTTATTTATTTAGACCAGATAGTTTTTATTCTCTAGAGGAAGAACCCTTCTAACGAATGCAGAGGTTTCAATTCCAGTTACTCCATCTTCATTATAAAAATTAAACTCACGTCCAGATGTTCTATTAGTTGTTTCAATTTTACCCCAACTGTAAGTTCCAAGATTATCATCAAAACTACCATCGATGTTGGTTGCACTAATCTTACAATAGACTCTTCTAATAGTTGTTGTGATACCTGCAACTACTACGTCCACAGCACCAGTTCTTGCTGCTTGATAAACACCATCGCTGTGATGAGTTACAATGCCAATTACTGTATCGTCAATTCTAAGAGTATTGTAATTACTTGCAGTAACTCCAACTCCAGTTCCATAAACTGTAAAGTAGTCTCCACCAATAATTTGACTGATAGTAACTGCTGTACCAACAATGGTAGTATCTCTCATATAAGAACCAGGTGGGATATGAAGATCAAACATAATTTCACTAGGGTTCACATCTGAGGTTGATATGCCAATAATCTCACCAAAATCACCTTTGTAACTTACATTCTCTATGGTTTCCACAACTGCTTGCGGGTGAGCAATCAGTACAGTTGGTGCTTGTGTGTATCCAGTTCCTGCGTTGGTGATAGACAGTGAACCGACTTTTGCTCCAGATAAAGTTGCTGTAGTAGTTGCAGTTGTTCCAAGACCAACAGAATTCTCAATTGAAACTATAGGTGCCATAGTATAACCAACACCAGCATTTGTGATAGTCAGTCCAGTTACAGTGCCATTAGCATCAATGGTAGCAGCTGCTGCAGCACTTACTTGTGTATCCTGAGTCATTATTTGGATATCAGTTCTGGTTTTTGGTGGAGTTGGATTCTCATTTTGCGAATCAAAGAATGTTCTTGCATTCAAGACATAGATTGATTGATCATTTGGTCCGACAGGTTGAATGACATTTGTTGCAGGGAAGATATTTGCCTCATATTCCTCACGAGATTTATCAACACTTTGACCATTAATTGTAATATCTTGTCTCTGCTTACACCAGATGACTGGTCTAAGTTCTCCAGTTGTAATAATACCGGGACCAGTATATGTGTTTGTTTCTACAACATCAACAGATGAGATGTCAAATACAGTTCTTGCCTTTTCGCGTTCCAGTGAATTGTCACTGGTCAATGTCAACTTATCACCAACTTTAACAGTCTCAAGAATGTCTTTTTCTAAAACGTCAGTTGTCTCATTGCCACGATAGAAGATAATTGTGCAAGTATCACCAGTTTGTGGTGGTTTTGTAAACACAATCGTGCTTCCACCTTCAAACTCATATGCTTCGCCAGGAACCTGTAAGACATTATCAATAAAGACAAGCAGAGTTTGATCAAGATCAACACCCTCAAATCCAATAATTGATTGCCTTATACCATCAATTGCCAGAGGGAACTCACTATCAAATCCATTAAATTTATCTTCAATTTTATCAAAGACTACCAGATTACCAAGTGTCCATCCACTAAACTGTTGAGAGTAAGTGTCTGTAACATTAATCTCAAATTGATTATATGTCTTGCTGTTGTCTAAAGGAACACCCATTGTTCCACCAACAGCAACTGTGAGGCGATCTCCAAATGTATAACCAAT